TTTTATTCATTATGTGGAAATATATTTATAAATAATAAGGAGCATATTATTTATCCGTACCATTCAGCACTTACTGATAATGTAAATAAAAAAACATCAATGTATTTATCAGAAACAATAAACATAGGTGGTTGTAAACTAATTGAAACAAATGATAATAACAATAAATTAAATAGATATAAATTGATTACTTTAGATTCATTAAAATTAAAAAAAGTAAACTTTATAAAAATTGATGTAGAGGGTCAAGAATTAAATGTAATAAAAGGTGGTACTAAAACTATTATAAAAAATAAACCAATAATTTTTTTTGAATGTTGGGATATAAATAGCCACCATTGGAATAATATACCAAACACGCACAATGAATTAATGGAGTATATTAAATCTTTAGGATATACTATAAATAAAATAAACATTGATGGAAATGATAATTATGAAGCAATACCTATAAATTAATTTAATACAAAAAAAATTATATTTTTATCAACATTTTTAAATTAAATAAAACTTAAAAAACTATAAATATGAACCCATTTAAAACATTAAGAGGAAGAAGAATACTTATTGAAGTTCCTGTTAAAAAAGAATCAGTAATTACATTATCTGAAAAAGATAAAGATGCTTTAATGTATGAAGCAATGAAACAATGGAATAGATTAACTGTATATGCCATAGGTGATAAAGTAGAAGAAATTGTTGTTGGAGATTCAGTATATATTCCTGTTGCACAATTAGAAAATGCAGAAAAAGTTGACATTGATGGTAGTGTAAAGCTAATGTTTAATGAAATGGATATAGCAATAATATGGTAAATATAACAGATGATCTTCCATATTTTTCTGGAAAAACAAGTACTGATAAAATTAATTCTAAAGAACTATCTAAAGAAGATATAGATAAAAGAACTACAAATAGTTTAGATTCTGAATATAATAAAAATTATGTTCATGACTTTAGAAAAGATATTCCACCATTTGAAGCACGTCCTAAATACTATGGTGGAAAAGATTCAACATATGAAGTTTTTAATGTGTTGGAAGCATGGAAGTTAGATAAAGATTTTTACTTAGGAAATGTAATAAAATATTTAGCTAGAGCTGGTAAAAAAACTTTTAACAATAAAGAAGATTTAGAAAAAGCATTAGTATATTTACAACGTAGAATTGATACCTTATGAATTATTTAATAATGTTATTTATTTTAAGCATAGCATGTTTGTTATGGATTATAGGAAGTTCTTTTAGAGGTCCTATATACAATAAAATTAAAGATGCATATGAACTAGACCATCAAAGTGAAATTATCGGTTCATATTTTATTGTTGCTTCACTTGTCTTAATTTTTCTTGCTGGATCCTTTTTGTAATTTTTTTGTTTTTTATTAATAAATTTTTGTATATTATAGTATATAATAGTTATACTTATATATTATGGATATTTTAAATTTTATAAGTTGGATTAAAGGTCGTATAATATCTACTATTGTAGATCCTGATACTTCTTTACTTCCACTAGGTGTAAAAACAAATAAAAGAGATGATAATTTTTTAACTGTTGGTATTTCTGTAAAAGATTTTTCTAACAACTTAGGTGTAGGTATTGAAATTCCTAAATTAATAGCTAGAACTGTTAATGGAAATGTAGTATTTTCTTTAGACTTTTATCAATCAGATGCATGGAAAGCATTTAACCCTAGAATTTTTTTATATAGAGTTAGAAAGAAAAAAAGAATTTTTAAATCTGGTAATCTACTTATAAAAAAATCAACAGGATTTGTACATCCTACAAATACAGCAGGAGCACAACCTGGTGGTAGATGGTGGACTGGAGAACAAAAAATTATGACATTTATTGGTAGTGCACCAGATCCATTAATCCGTCACACTGAGTTTCCATTACTTTCAACAGTACCATATGAATCATTTAATCTTCCAGATTTAAGTCCATATGAATGGGTACAATATAGAAATACAAATACCAATACATATAGACAATCTACTGCAGCAGATTTTCCAGTTCCAGATACTAATGTTGGAGCGGATACTGCTGGTACTTTTTATGTTAAATTTTTTCAAGCAAAAAAAGGAGCAATGTTTCCTGAAGTTAATAGAAGTAAAGGTGCTGGAGGTATGAAAAGCACTTTTAGATTTGCAATAGTAATTGACAATCCAAATGCAACACCAGAAGCACCATATTTAATTGGTTCTATGAGTGACAATGTAGACTTAAAATTTATTTATAATTCCCTATCAAATATGGTTGATCTTGTATTTACTACAGCATATGTAAATAAAACAGTTGGAACATCAATATAATGCTTTTGTACCGGGTGCACTTGAAGGGGATGGATCCTATGGGATGCATCTGAAGGGAGTGGATCTTTAGAGATGCACTTGAAGGGAGTGGACCCGTTACAAAAGTCTTATAATAAAAAGAGTTATTTTAAAAAATAACTTTTTATTTTAAATAAATTTTTGTATATTATATATATAATTAATACTTAAAAAACAAAAAAATGGATATCTTAAATTTTATTAGCTGGGTTAAATCTGGTAATTACAGAACAACATTACCAACAGATGTTCAAAGTTTATTAATTATTGGAGCTAAAGATCCAAGTAGAGATGATGATTATTTATCATTAGCTATTAATACAGCACCTTTACAAGCAGTATATGATTCAGCTAATGTAACTCAGATAACTTCAATAACTACTGCTGTTACAGTTAATGCACATAATGGAACAATAACAACTGTTTCTAGTATTTTACCTTTTGGTAATAGTACATCTTTTACTGTAAATAATAGTAAAGTAACTACAGCATCTAAAATTTTACTTACAGTAAATCATCCAGGAGCTGGAATTCCTGTATTAATTACAGAAGCTCTTACTAATGGAAGTTTTGATATCCGTATTTATAATGTTTCAGCAGCAACAGCATTTAATAATACATTAAAGATTTCTTATCTTATACTAGATTAAAAATAAAAATATATCATAGATATTTTAATCTGGGTTTACATAAAAACTATTAATACATAAATGGATAATAATCAACCCAATCAAAATTTTTTTTGTAATGATGGGTTAACTACACCTGTTTCATGTGAACCTCAATATACATGTCCTGATCCTGAAAAATGTTCAGAAGTATATGATGCAGATTGTGTTATATATTTTGGAGAAAATATTATTTGCCAAGGAACTACAATAATAACTCAGTATACTTCAGTAGCACAAGGTTTAAATGAAATAGTTAATTGGCTTTGTAATGAAGGAAATATAGGTGTCCAAGGTTCTCAAGGAGTACAAGGTAGCCAAGGTATTTCAGGTGCATTTGCAGGACAAGGTGTACAGGGTACTCAAGGTAATCAAGGCACTCAAGGTATTCAAGGAATCCAAGGAGATCAAGGTATACAGGGAATCCAAGGTATTCAAGGCTCTATAGGAATACAAGGATTTATTGGATCAGGTTCTCAAGGAGTACAAGGTTCTCAAGGCATACAAGGTAATGTAGGAATACAAGGATTTGTTGGATCAGGTGCTCAAGGATATCAAGGTACACAAGGCATACAAGGCCCTATGGGTATTCAAGGATTTGTTGGATCAGGTGCTCAAGGATATCAAGGTACACAAGGTTATCAAGGTACACAAGGATTTACTGGTGGAGTTGGTATTCAAGGCACTCAAGGACAAACTGGTTTAAATGGAATACAAGGTGTACAAGGTGTACAAGGTGTACAAGGAGAAATTGGAAGTCAAGGAACTATTGGTTCACAAGGTATAGCAGGTACTGATGGTACACAAGGTGCTACAGGATCTCAAGGTCAAACTGGTAATAATGGAAGTCAAGGTGTACAAGGTATTGCGGGTTTACAAGGAACTCAAGGATTACAAGGTACTCAAGGATCTGGAGTTCAAGGAACACAAGGAACTCAAGGTGAAACTGGTAATGGTACTCAAGGTTCACAAGGTTCACAAGGAACAATTGGTACAGGAGTACAAGGTACTGTAGGAAGTCAGGGTACTACTGGAAATACCGGATCACAAGGAACTCAAGGTATAATAGGAAATACTGGTGCTCAAGGTTCTCAGGGAACACAAGGTACTCAGGGATTAACTGGAACTGGTGTACAAGGATCAACTGGAATAGGTACTCAAGGAGTTCAAGGGTCACAAGGCTCACAAGGTATTCAAGGATTACAAGGATTACAAGGAATACAGGGTACACAAGGTTTAATTGGTCAACCTGGTTTAGGTACACAAGGTACTACTGGTTCACAAGGAATACAAGGTTCAGGTACACAAGGACTAAATGGTTCACAAGGAATAGAAGGATCTCAAGGTGCACAAGGAACTCAAGGTGTACAAGGTAACATTGGAGTTCAAGGTATCCAGGGAAACAATGGATCTCAAGGAGCATTAGGTTCCCAAGGAGTTCAAGGTACACAAGGTTTATTAGGAAATCAAGGTATCCAAGGTGTCCAAGGCACAACCGGATTACAAGGAATACAAGGAAATAATGGTACTCAAGGATCTTTAGGAACACAAGGACTTACTGGAACACAAGGTAATATTGGTACTCAAGGTGCTACTGGTACACAAGGTGCAACTGGAACTGGTACACAAGGTATTCAAGGTACTCAAGGACAAACTGGTAATGGAACTCAAGGATCTATTGGTTCCCAAGGCACAGTTGGATCCCAGGGTACTCAAGGAGCTATTGGAACTCAAGGTAGCATTGGAACACAAGGAACTATTGGAGCTCAGGGTGCCGTTGGATCTCAAGGTTCTGTTGGTACTCAGGGTGCACAAGGTGCACAGGGTAACCAAGGTACTCAAGGTGTGCAAGGAACTACTGGTTCTACTGGTAGCCAAGGAGCCCAAGGAACTAATGGCTCACAAGGAACTAATGGTACTCAAGGAACAACTGGAACTGGAACACAAGGAACAACTGGCTCACAGGGTGCGGTAGGTATTCAAGGTTTAACAGGTGAAACAGGAGCACAAGGTATTCAAGGAACATTAGGAATAGGTGTTCAAGGTGTTCAAGGCCCATCTGGTGGAGGTGAAGAGGGCTGTGATGATAATTGGACAATTGCTGCTACATCAGGAGGATTTATACAAGCTTCTGCTGGGGAATTAGGTGTATACTATTTAGGGGACGATAACTGTGGTTGGTCTGGCTGTGATTACGATCTAACTACAAAAATAGAAGGTGATATAACAGATCCTATACCAGTAGCCGATATAAGTATTGGTATAACAAACCCAGTTGGTTTATCAAGTGGAGACTATTTAGAACTTTGTGGAATGGCTTATATTGACAATAGTAGTGCTTCAACTTTTGGATATATGTTAAGTTATTTTGATTGTTCAGAAGATATTTCTACGTCTAGCACATTTACTCAAACAAATATTTTTGTTGGTACAGCAGCAATAATTAACAAAAGAGTATGTTTTAATCAGGGTATACAAATTTTTAATAGTTTATTAACCAGATGTAATATACACTTTATAATAGGCTTTAACACACAAGGTGCATCAGTTAATCACTCTGTTAAATTTACATATAACTTACATTTATTTAGAAGATGTATGTAATTTATATTATATTTGTTGAAAATTAATAGCAAATGAATAATTTATGCAAACTTGCTCTAGAAAAAGGAGGATCCTTAAACTATTTAATAATACCATCAACTCTTACAGAAGGTTTGGGATTAACAAACCCCTCTTTATTATACCAAGATGGTGCTTATTTATTAAACTTAAGACACGTTCAGTATTCATTATATCATAGTGAAGGAGAACAAAAGTATCAAACTCTATGGGGACCATTAGCATATCTTAATCCAGAAGATGACCTTACTCTTAAAACAACTAACTATTTTTGTAAATTAGATCCTAATACATTAACTATTGATAAATATCAAAAAATAGATACTTCTAAATTAGATGTTAAACCTCTTTGGGAATTTATTGGTCTTGAAGATGCAAGAGTAGTATATTGGGATAACAGTTTGTATCTTTCAGGAGTTAGAAGAGATACAACTACTAATGGAGAAGGTAGAATGGAACTTTCTACAATAGATGATAAAAATAAAGAAACTAAAAGAGTTAGAATTGAACCACCTACAAAAGGTTCTTATTGTGAAAAAAACTGGATGCCTATTCTAGACATGCCTTTTCACTATGTCAAGTGGACTTCTCCTACAGAAGTAGTAAAAGTTAACACTAAAAAAGGTACCTCAGAAACTGTAGCTATCGTAAAACAAAAAATAACTTTCCCAAGAGATATTAGAGGTGGATCACAAGTAATTACTATAGGTAAATATAGGATTGCTCTTACTCATGAAGTAGACCTATGGAAGAATGAACAAGGAAAGAAAGATGCTCAGTACTACCACAGATTTATTGTGTGGGACATGGAGTGGAATATAGTTGGATACTCTGAGGATTTTAAGTTTATGACTGCAAATATTGAGTTCTCCTGTGGTTTAGCTTATGATGGTAATGACTTTATTATTCCTTTTGGTTTCCAAGACTCTACAGCCTTTATTTTAAGATTACCAAGACATGTGTTTGAATTAATTACAAATATAGTATTAGTGTCAGAACTAGAATATAAATCTAAAGGAATAACACCAAGTAAACTAGAACAGTTAATAAATGATCCTTTTAATGCAGAAAATAACTCTGAACTTGCAGAATTTTACTTTACTCAGGGTCACACAGCTTCAGCTCTTTCTTTTTATTTAAGAGCAGCTGAGTATGGTAAATATGATGATGCTATTTATGAATCATTACTTATGGTTGCAAAATGTTTAGCTACACAAAGTAGAAGAGCTGTAACTGAAAAAGGTTTATGGTTGAATGCATTATCATTTGCACCAGAAAGACCTGAAGCATATTTATTCTTAAGTCAGTGGGCAGAAGCAAGACAACAGTATCATGAAGCATACAACTATGCTATAACAGGGATTATGTTTCAAACAAATGCTAAAGAAATGTCATCTACTGTAGGGTATAAAGATGCTTATCAACTTTACTTCCAAAAAGCAGTAACTGCATGGTGGATTGGTAGATCTCAAGAATCTAGAGATGAGTTTATTAATCT